CCATCTTCCATCATCATTCGAATTAGATTTCTATGTCCCCTTCCGTCGGGATCCAACGACTCTGAGTAATATAGTCTTACCAATTCTTTTTCTTCATCATTTATTAATGGATTATCCAAATCGACAAGTTTGGTGTTTATAACGTAAAATTCGTCACCAAAAATACCTTCCTTTGTTTTTCCACTCAACAAGTTTTGAAGAGCTACGTTTGTTTTTTCTTCTTTTAATAGTTTGTTACCTTTTTCTAAAAAATAGGTTAAATTAACCTCTCGTTCAAGAACCTCAGGAAACATTTTAACTAAAGTTTTTTCACCCAAATAAAATATACCATCTATGTTGTCCGAAGAATCGCCAATTAGAATTTTAACAATCTTTACATTATAGTGTGGAACTTCGAAATCATATAGTTTGATCTTGTCTCCAACCTTATAATATTTTTTTGTTGATGGCGAATATATGGAAACTTTTTCAGATATAAGCTGCGTTAAATCTCTATCACTAGAAAATATTGTTTTTTCTTCGTCTAACGAGATTTTACAATAGTGAGCAATCAAGTCATCAGCTTCTGCTTGTTCTGTCTCCAGTTGTCTTACAAACATCTCCTCAAGGTATTGTTTTACCCTTTGTTTTTGTTCAACAAAAGATTCTTCTTTTGATTCGGTTTCAGATGATTTACGATTTAACTTATACTTTGGGTATATCAATCTTCTTTGCGAAGATGAGGTTTTAGAATCCCAAAAAACTACAACCTTATTGTAGTTGTGTTCTTCTAAGAATTTACGAAGAGTATTTAAAAAGTGCCAAACACCACCAACATGTTTTCCGTTGTGATAGAAATCTCTAACACCATGAAATCCAATTTTTAATAAATTATTTCCGTCAACAAGTAATGTCTTTGACACTCTTTAAAATTTAATTGTTACTACTCTACTTCTTCTTTTTCTGCCTTCAAATCAAAGTCCCCATCAACTCCGATAATTTCTTTCCAATAATCAGCATATTCTTTTTTATACTTTTCAATGGAAGCCTTTTCTTCTGCGGAATCTTTACCAGGTAAAAACCCATGTGGTGTTACGATAATTCTACCATCCTCAAAACCAAGTCCGTTGATGTGATTTTTCATAACAGACACTTTTGTTCGTGATGCGAACTTCACGGTTCTTTTGTCTTTGGTTGCTGTAATTTTGGTTGTTCCTGCACCTTTTTGATTTCCAAATAGAAATACCAAAGAAGAGTTTAACCAAATTGCTTCACCACCTTTTGCCTTGATCTTAGGTTGTCCAAATGGATTGTCAGGTAATTCAACCCACGGCTGATTGACTATGATTAAAGTATTTTCAAATTTTGAATCTGATTTTCTAGATCCTGAAATTCTTTGATTAATACCCATACCAATCTTATCTGCTAATGTAGATGCGTTGTGTTGTTTACCACCTTTACCTTCATAGGTCATTTTACAAGGAACTGAACCAACTGAATCCCAAAGAAAACATAGACTATAATCTAACTCACCTTTTTCTTGAGCATCTAACAGATCATTAATATAATCTGTGATTTGTTCAATGTATTCAAAGTTATTGTTAAAGATAAAAAATCCGTCCCAATCAACTTCACCCGTTTCTTCGTCAACCACTTCTTCACATTCAAAACCCATAAGTTTAACATGTTCAAAAGACCATTTTTGTTCTGTAATAATGAAAACAGGAAGAATACCTTTCTTTTGAGCATCAACCGCAGTTTTAACCAAAGCTGTGGTTTTTCCTGTATCTGAGTGACCTAATAACATATTAAGGTGACCAATCGCAGGACCTGGTAAACCAACGGCATCTAAGAATTCAGAACCTAAGTCAAAAAACCTTTGAGGTTTATATTTGGCCGAGGTAGAAAACTTTTTCTTTAATGAACTAAAATCGTTCTTTTTGATTGCCATTGTTATTCGTAGATTTTGAAAGTGCTAATTGTTTCTAACTTATCTTTTGCGTTTGTAAGTTGTTCAACCAAATTATCCATTTCTTCGGTGTGTTGTGGGTGTTCTCCAATCCCAACAGAACTTGTGAAGTAAACATATAGTCTTGCTTCAGCGTCTGCAATTTCTGCCTCGTATTTTTTTACAAGGGCTTCTTTCAATTTTTCTGCAATGTAAGGTTTCATATTTTTTTGTGTTTTATAAAAGATAAATAAAAATGGGCACTTTGTATACCGTAGTGCCCATGTTTTTTTTTAATTAGAATGGTAGTTGTTCATCAACTTCCTCGTTTGCTTGGGGGTCTGAAATTTCAGTAATAGATACTGATTTAGATCCTCCCATAGAAACTTCAGATGTTTCAGTGTTAGAGTAAACGTATCCACCCTTTTCAGAGTCCCAACGTGGAGTTTCTCCTCTTGCAATTGCTTCAAGATATTCAACAGGTTTTTTAGAATAAACATCTTCCCATGTCATTGGATCTGCAACCCATTCTGACATTTGATCAGTGTCTTCTGAAATTACACAAGGATCATCATACATAACAGTTTGAATTACTGTGTAAGTTGCTCCTTTTCCTGTTTTTGCTTTAGTTAACTCAAGGATTAAATCACGACCATTATCAGGATCTGTAATGTCACCTTTAGCTTTCCAAATTGGAATGATTTTATCAAGGATTCCTTCTTGTTTGTAGTTGTGTTTGAAACGCCAGAATTTAACTCCGTCTTGTTCGTTGTCACGATCGATTACTTTAACAATATAGAATTTACGAGCTTTGTATTGTTTTGCCAATTCTTTATCGGCATCACGTCCCGTTGACATAAGTTCTTCGTAAACTTCGTTTAAAGGTGAACGCTCATTGTCGTTTTTGGCCGGATCATAGAATTTTTGCCATTTACCATCAACTTGAACTTCGTGGAACCATACTTCTTTAAAAGGTGATGATCCGTCTGTTGTAGGTAAAATACGAACTCTTCTTTGTCCTTGTTTTTCATTGTCTTTCAAAAGAGCCGCGAAATATTTTTTCATTCGGTCTTCAGAAGACATCTTTGATGTAGAACTTGAACTACTTTGTGTGGATTTTTCGTACTGAGCCAGTACTGCGTCTAATAGGTTTGTCGCCATGTGTGTAAAAAATTAAAAAGTTTATATGTCAGAAATATAGTTGTAAGTTAGTCAATTGTCAAATAGGTCGCAAAAAAAAAGGTCACTTATTGTGACCTTTAATGTTAAGAATTATATCTGTTTAATAATATATCATCTTCGTCTTCTATTGGTTCATTAAAAGACTTTTCTATTTCTGATGGGCTAAAGTTTTCAACTTCATCTTGAGTTAATACATACTCATTTTTTCCACTTTTTTCCATTTCAACTTCTTTATCTTTAAAGAAATCGGCTAAATTTTGTTTGTATGGTCCTGAATCTAAAGATCTTAGTTCTAATTTTTCTTGTGCTGTTTTTGGTCTATATTTTTCTACTTTAGCATCTAACAAATCAATCTTTTGAATTAGGTTATCCATACTTGCCAACTTCTCTTCCATTTTTTGGATTTGTCCAAATAGATTGTCAAAATATTCTTCTTGTTTATCTGCCATAGTTTTTTGTGAATCTACTAAATCTGTAATGTCTAATTCCTCAGTTTCACCCTCACCTTCTTTTCCAACTTCTTCAACGTCAGGATCTGCAGCAACATCAACAGGTTCTCCTTCAGGGGCTGCTGGTGGTGCCGGAGCCGCCGCGTCAGGTGCCGCACCTTCGGCCGGTGGTGGAACCTCTTCACCTGGAGGTGGTGGGACCTCTCCTCCTGCCAATGCAGGATCTTCTACCGGTGGAGGTGGTGCGTCCTGTTCTGTTATATATCTATTAATAGATTTATATCTCGTAATTTCATTCAATATTTTTTCGTCTATTTTCATCTTATCCGTTTAATAATGTTTTTATACCACTTTTGGTTTCAACTTGAATTTTTCTAAATTGTTTCATTGTGTTGTCAACACGTTCGATTAGTCCGTCTTTCATTCTTAAAGTATAACAATCTCCTGTGTCTAAATCACAAACTTGTTTTGTTCCATCACCCATGTCCTTTTCAGAAACTCGAGTATTTTTACCTAAGTAATTATCTAATAATAGTTTTGTATTCATAGTTTTTTTATTTATAAATATCTTATACATTAAGTTTGTTTATCTAATGATATAAATATTTGAACCGCCTTAACAAATTCAGATCTTAAAACATCAATTTGATTAGCATCTTTTTCTATTTGAGCATAAACATCAGGGTTTTGTTTAATAGGAAAATTTAAAACATATTGTTTGGCCAAATTAAAAGGTAATGAAAATTCGCCAAACTGACTAAAATTACTTTCATCTGCTAAAATCTGACCGACAACGTTTTTAACTCTATCAAAAATAAAAGTCATAAATGTTTCTTTGTTTTTAAAACTTACTATTGGTAAATTTTTATCCGTCCCTCTTTTAACACAATAATATTTTCTATTAATATATTCAAAAAATTGATCCCCATAAACTTCTTTTAAATTAATTGTCGAATAGTTGTTTTCATAAGCAATTAATTGAGTTCCATTATTATTACCTGAATCAACAAAAACAAATGTAAACATCATAAGTCTTATAAAGAACGTATCCTCTTGTGTTGGATTTAATCCATTGTCATTTAATACTTTAACCACTAAATTATATAATTCTTTAGTTGACATACTTGATTGTGTTGGTTCTTCTACCGGAGTAAACCCATTATATCTTGAATTTAATTGTGACGAACAATCTTGATTTTTAGTGAGAACGTCATCAGATTGTAAATTTGAAATTGTGTTCTGTGCTTGAAATAAAACATTAACAGAATCTTCTTTTTGTTTTTCCTCTTTTTCTTGAACTTTAGTTTTTAACTGTGATAAAATTTGAGTATTAAGTGTCTGTAAAAAATTATCTACTGTTGGTAAACTATAGAAAGGTTGTCTAACTCCTTCAAATCTTGTGGTAAAACCTGTTTCAGACACATCGTGAGTAACTTTTAAAATCATATATGGACCTGAAAACATCGGTATATTTCTTATATTAAAATACATCATCGGCTGTATTAAAGCATTTCCCATCATATCAACAGAACAACTATAACTTCTATTTTTATATAAATTATATAAAGACACGCTTTGTGTTGTGGATCTTCTGTTTTTACCTAAATTGGCCATTTGATTTAACATTTCCAAAGATTCTGAAGTTGGTTTACCGGGATCTTGGGCAACATCAAAACTTTTAAATATTTGTTGATTTTCTCTTGTTATGTCAACATTAAATCCAACAATTTTATTGGACTTATCCCAATCGTTTTTATTTATTTGATTTTCAGTTAACGGATTATCGCTAGCCCGTCTTAAGTCAAACGCATCATCTCTAAATCTATAATCAACATTATCTTTCATTGATAAATGTTCACTTGGTTTTGACACGTAATAACAAAGAAATTTCGGTGAAGTTTGTCTGTAATCAACATTTAAAAATGTTCCAAACATTGTATTTGCAACATCTAATGTTCCATCAGGTCTAGGTGTTGGGTTTTTTGTCGCATCTTGCACATTATAGAAATTAACATATGCAGGTAACATAAAATGCTGAAAGTTATTTTGAACCAATATGGTTGTCACCATATCTAATAATGTATTTTTGTATGAAGAACTTCCTTGATTTTTATCTGACGCTCCGTCTTCTAACATATCTATGATTGCATAAATGTCCACTAAAACTTTGTCTCCAACATTTCTACTCGCTCTATCGACTAATAAAACATCTTCGAATAATGTTTTACTTTCAAAATCAAATCCGGCTATCCATGTGTCGTTTAAAGATTTA